AATACTTGTTGGGTAAGGGTTTTGGAAGGTTGATGTTCCTGAGTAAACATAGTTAGTTCCATTAAGTCTTAATGGACTTGCATAACCTGTTCCTGCCACATTGATTACTGACCCGTAAAATATATTTGGTTGGACTGAATAAAAACCACCAGTGCCAGGTCTAAATGTTGGTTGAACTCCACCATTTGAAATCTTGAATACAACGAAATAAGGACCTGCTCCTGTTCCACTCATACTAATGTTTGATGGGAAGGTTATTGTTCTCAATGTTGTTGATCCAGTAGTTGCAATTGTTAATCCTGAAATGATTACATCTTTCGGATGTAATCCACCACCATTAACATATTGTGCTGAATAGATTGCCGCTTCACAAGTATCACTTGTTGAGGTTGCAGTTCCGACATAATAACTCATCGCTGAATAGGAGAATACACCTGAATCATAGAATGGTGATGCCTGTATAATATTCTGTGTTCCTGCTGCGAATTGTGATCCTGCTGCCAAAGTTACTGATGTTGTTCCCATATATTGTGGGACAAAATAAGTTGATGAGAATAATCCACCACCTTGTAATTGGTTTTGTTTTATACTTAAACCTGTATTGTTCCCAAGTCCATCTTGGATCTGTTGGAATGTTTGTGTGATTCCTGTTGTGGAATCTTGAAGGTTTAATAAACCTTCATAAGTGTCTTTTATTTGTTGTCCTGTTAAGTTAGACATATTGTTAAGTTTTTTTTATTTTATTAAGTCATGTAAGCATTCAATAGATTGTAGAATGTAAGTTGTTGACTGTCACTCAAAGGTCTTCCACTCCAATATGAAGAACAAGTCCAAGTCCACATTGTGATTTGTTGTGCTGCTGATGTTGCTCCATTTAAGTATAAACTTGCACCACCAAGTCCGGCGTTTGCACTTGTTCTTACTCTATTCAATACTGTGGTATTATTGTAGAATGTAACTGCGGTTGTTGCAGACATTTGACCACTAACACTCAATGATTTAAATCCTGTTCCTGTCATGTCTGCCGCAGATGTTAATCCTGGTTGCCATACAAGTTGGTTAGTAGTATTACTTATTGACATTCTATTCCATTCATTATTAGTTGTTTGGTATAATGAATTAACTCCTGATGATGAAGATGTTCCCGTCAACGCAACCCAACCTCCCATCGTTCCACCTGTTGCTGCGTTGATTGGATTGACAGTATTACTTATAGGATTAACTCCAACCAACATACCATTACGATTTGTAAAGTTCCATCCAACATTACTTGTAAATGTCGGGAATGTGTCTCCACTCGCAACTCTTGACAAAGTATTAACAGAGTTTGCAGGTGTGATCCAGTTGATCATTGTGAATCCTGTTGAACCACTGATTGATGTGTCTTGTTTGAACATATAGAACTGACCTAAATCATTCCACAATCCGTTGTCCAATAAATCACTTACCAATTGGTTTTGTTTTCTCTTTTCTGTTTCACTTGGTAGAGTATAACCTAACGCAGTTCCTCTATTCAATATTGCTTGGTATTGTGATCTGAAAGGAGTTGGAGAAGGAGTGACAGTCGGAGTGTTTGTATTAGTTGGAGTTGGGGTAGGTCGAGGACATACATCCCATGTTAAATCTTCCACATCCCAATTCTTATTATTTTGATTCCATATACATTCATTAACAACAGGTGTTGAACTCGGTGTTGGAGTGAATGTTGGAGTTACACTTGGAGTTGGAGTGTTAGTCGCAGTCTCTGATGGAGTCATTGTGTTTGTAACACTCGGAGTTGGAGTGCTTGTCAATGTTGTTGTAGTTGTCGGAGTGATTGTCTGCGTTGGAGTCATCGTGTTAGTAACACTTGGAGTTGGTGTATTAGTCGGAGTTTCTGTCTGAGTAACCGTTGGTGTTTGAGTTGGGGTCTCAGTATTTGTTTGAGTAACTGATGGTGTATTTGTAACCGTTGGAGTATTCGTTGGAGTAACCGTTGGTGTTGGTGTAATGAATGAATCAAACGCCGCATCACAACGATCAAGAGGTGTCATTACTTTGATGTTTAACTTTGCGGTCCAACCACCTGTTAGATCCTCATACTTTTCCAAGAATGGCATACACACAACTGGTGTATCCAAATAATACTTCTGATTAAAGTTACCCAATGAATCCGTTACTGATAATCTAAATTGAGAAATGATATCATCCAATATTTGATTGGTGTCTGATAATACATCTGTTTGATTTGATAGATCCCTTTCTATGATATCCAATACGATCACATCGAATGAATAATTCATGTATTCAAAATCTTGTGTCACCTCATTTGGGACCACATATAACAATGGATAATAAGGGGATTGAAATTGATTGTTGTCTTCTTTGTCTCTAAGGAATGTTGTATAACCCAAATCATCCAACGTACCCATACCAAAACTATTGATCTGTTTGTGATACTTTGATAACAACTCGAAGTCCTCGTAGAATGTTTTGAAGTTTATTCCCTTATGATTTATTGGTGTCCCTGTGAATGGAAGATAGGCTGCAGAACAACGATTCAACGGTGTCATCGTTTTTACTTTGATGATTCCGTTCCATCCATTTAATAGATCCTGTTCTTTTTCCAAGAAAGGAATACACACAACAGAATCGTCGACCCAATACTTGTTGTAGTAATTCCCTTGATTGGCGTTGACAGATAATCTGAACTGTGAGATCACATCCTGTAATATCTGTAATGTGTCTGAGGTAACTTCGATTTGATCTACAAGATCCCTCATTAGAATATCTGCGACGATGGTATTGAATTCCCATGTCTTATATTGTAAATCATTTATACAATTGGAAGGGACGATATACAACAATGGATAGTATGGTGATTGTGAATGTGTGTTCTCTTCTTTGTCTCTTGATTGGGTCCAATAAGATAACTGATCACTATTCCCCAAACCATAACTGTTAAGTTGTTTGTGTAGATTGGCAAGTTTCTCAAAATCCTGTGCAAAGGTTTTGAAGTTGATAGTTGTCTCTGCTTTTGAACTTACACTAACCGATGGAGTAATACTCGGGGTTGGTGTATTGGATGGTGTTGTTGATGGTGTGGATGTGAATGTCGGTGTTACCGTTGGTGTGGTTGTATTGGTTGGAGTTACTGTGGGTGTATTTGTATTTGTCGGAGTGACAGTGGGTGTTGCTGTGGGAGTGGGAGTGATTGATGGTGGGAAATACTTTTGATTGAAATAATCAAAGTTGTCTGTCATTTCTGTATTATCCAACTTACGATCATAGAACATCATTTCGGTGTAAAGGATGTCACCAGGAGAACTTTGTCTTCCTGTTATAAAGAATATTGGATCAACTGCTGTGATTAGAGTTTGTGATGTTGTGGTTGTAGTTGCGGTTAATACACCATCAACCCAAATGTCCGTTATAATGTCTGATCCTGATTGGTATACTCTTGTTCCGACAACATACCAATTATTTGAATTTCCACTTGCCCTTAAATCGTTTGTTATAGATGTTGTTGTTCTCGTTCTATAAAAGAAACCTGCACCACCAAACGCAGGATCTGTTACAACATATGATTCAAACCAATCATAACCTTGTGATTGACCCAAATAGTTTGGATCGTTAGGTGATGTAACAAACTGATTGAAAGTTCCTCCTGTGTTATTAACCATGAAGAACATCGTGTAATCAGTATATGAACCATAGTCACCAAGTTTGTTTGTGAGTACGTTTCCACCATATGCTTGTGCAGTTCCTGAAAAACCTAACGCATTACTGAATCCACTATAAACATAAAGGGGTTCACCATTACTTACACCTGAAAAGAATAATGACGGATTGGAAAGGTTTGTTGCTTTGTCAATCTGTGGATTACCAAATCCATTTGTGGAAATAATAAGTGATGATTGATTTGTAAAATCAACCTGCCATGTTAAACCTGATGTTATTAAACTCATTACTTTTGTTGTTTCATTATTCTTTCTTTCTCCTTATTGAGATCCATAAGGTAACTAAGATGATTAAGACAAGATATAAGGGGAAGAGAAGTAACCCTATCAATTTCTGTGACACGGTCTTCTGATAGAACAGAGATCGATTGATACCATCCCCAATGTTTCCCAAAACTATTCTGAGTCTCATTATCTGAAACATCAACTTGCTCTTCGAATAGAGACTTGAAACTTCTTGTAATCCCCTTCCTAAATTCCACAAAAAAAAAAGTGCGCCCTCAACATAACGGATCGGGAGATCACGGAATTGATCAATACGTTTTGTGAAATCAGAATCAGAATATTCAGTACCTTCTTCAATATAAAGATAAGACGCAAGTTCATTTAAGTTATTCAATCTATAACTGTCATCCTTCTGTAAGAAGGTATCAATATCAACGAACTGACCAAAGGATATTTTCTTGAAGTCTGTTAGGACATATTTAATTCCCTTGTGTTCAATGTTACGATAGAGTTCTCTAACCTCACGATTGATATACTTGTTGATTTGGTGACCAATCTGATTGATTGTCTTTGCGTCGGTCTTCTTTACTTCATCCTCAGGAATGTCTGTAACATGAGAAATCATTTTAACATACATCTCATTGTCATCAATAAGATCTTTGAATTTCATTAACTCGGTCCAACTCTGTATTGTTGGTTCCTTGATCTCATATTTCTTTCCCTTGTGGACTATGTGACTTGTCATACTCATAAATATCTTTTATTTTATTGTCTCATTTTTAATATACGAATACACCACTATTTCTCATCATCTTCATCTGTAACACATATCTTATCGCATCGATTAAGTGGTTGTTGCGATCCTCAGGTTCATCAAGGTTATTACCGTTCTTGTCTGACTTCCATACATAAGAGTTTAATTCATTGATAAGGTTTTGTGAACCACTATGAACAAAGAAATTGGATCTCTTGATCTGATCTATTCCTGACAGGATCGTATCCTTCTTAACTGCTTTTGCGTTGATACCATTACGGGACATTTCTGTTATCGCTTGTGGATTGGCGCTATCACAAATAAAATCATCTGTTAAATTGATCCCCAAGTCTTTGATCTTGTAAATAAAGTCGGGGATGGTAACATTCCTCATGTATAATAGTTCCTCACAATAAATCGAGTCATTGTCTTTGTATACTCTTACAAGGGTGGAAGGATCGTTAAAACCGAAGTCAACTCCATAACCCAGTAATTTACAGGACTGTGGTAGTTGAGAATATGTTTGTTGATGAGAGAAAACAACACGTGTTGGAACACCTTTCTGACCTTCCCCGAATACTCTCCATAGGTTTGGATCTCTGGTTTTAAGTTTCTCGATTTCATCTACTAATGATTGTGATAAGAATGGGTTGTCCTGATACGTTACGATCGTATAGAAGACATCATCTTGACCTTCGAGGTCATAGATCCATGAATTCCATAATGAGGGGTTTAAATCGATTACAATACGATCTGAGGTTCTTAGTACAAGTTGGATGTATTCATCGTATGTAACTTCCGTTGCCTCGTTTAGAAATAGATAATCTCTCTTTCTTCCACGTAGTTTTGTTTCATCATCTACACTAAACCATTCGATGATGTTGGTCCCGAGTTGGTAATAACCATCAACGGAATGCCAATCATCGGGGTTATAGACATTGAACTTAATTAAGATTTCTTTTAGATCCCTGAGGACCGATCCTTTCAACGCAGGTAATGTTTTTCTTACAACAGATAATACTTTGTTCTCTTCTTGAAGTAGGGTATAAACAAAATAGATTAAGATGTTGTATGTCTTACTCGCACGGGATGATCCCTGAAATACATTAACCCTTTTGTTCTGTGATATTAAATCCTGAAATACTTTGGTCGTCTGTATCTTTGTTTGCATCTTTTTGTTTTTTGGATTCTTCGAACTTCTCCCACGCCTTCTTTTGAAGTTTCTCCCACATACCTTTTAACATTTGGTTTCTACTTTCCACTCTTTTACGGTGTGCCTTTTCCCCACCACGTTTCTTACTTTTTCCCATCTTTATTTGTTGTTATGATTTCAATTTGTATTGAGGGTTTGTTTAGTGATTCTTCGTTGGTTGTGATATCGATTTGTTCTTTAACTTTTCCGTATCCACGATCCATTAGGAGTTGTGCAGATTTTACATCTCCTGTCTTCGCCTTCTTCTTCAAAGCGTCGATTATTAATTCAACCTCAGTTATTCCTTGATCGTTTTCTTTCCCTAAAACATTACCAAGTATTTCATCAAGTTTTGGTAGTTTTTTTGGTGCACCTTTACGGTTAATTCTTGGATCACCTTTTACAAAAGGTTTACCGTCTTTGTGTATATCTTTTCTTCCCATGATATTCTGTATTTAATCAGTTTTCGTTTTAAGATATTCCTGATACATAAGATACTTCTGTCTTAGATCTTGTGATCTATTTCTCATTGAATTGAGACAGATTGTATTACAATAATCAGGGGTTACTTGTTGATAGATTCTGTATATGAAATCATACACAAATTGTTTTTGATGTTCATCTCTTGTGTTGATGTTCAGGTATGAATCTAATTTATCCAACTCTTCCAATGTATAGTTTGGTTCTATTGGTGATGGTGGTATTGGAACTGGTGTTATTTCGTTCTTTGGTTGTGTATTTTGTTTTTGTTTACATCCGCATCCCATTTCTTCTTTTATTTAATTCTTTTCTAACTTTATTTATGTCCCTTGAAACTGTGTTTATTGGGATCGTTGTTTGTTGTGATAACTTTGTGATCGAACATCCTACTTGTAAATATAATTCAAACAATCGTCCGTAGTACCATTGGTCCTTTTTGATATCTTGTAGTTGTTTGTTAACCCATTCAAGATTGATTTCTGTTTCATCATATTGTTGATCAGGTATTTCAAACTCTTTGAATTCTGAGAACTTATATTTGTGGTAGGTGTTGTAGTATTTTGATGTTGTAGAATAATAGTTGTTCTTTACAATCTTAGTAAAGAAATAAAGTTTCTGATCATCAGGAACATCATCTATTTTTTTGTTGGTAATAAATTGTTCTACACAGATTTGTAATAGATCATCAATATCATTTGACTTGGTAACCTTGTGACAGATCTTTTTTAGTTCTTCGTAATTTTTAGTTATCCAAGTATTCAAATTAGTTTGATTCAGTAATTTATTATTTCGTTGGTGTTATCGGACCTTTGAATAATACACGGTTATGGAATTGACCATAAGGATCCCAATAGTTATTCACTCTCTGTAAATATCCCTGTTTTGATAAAAAGAGAACATGGTCCCTAACTGAGAATGGGGAAACTTGTTTTGATAATAGATTATAGATCTCAACATTTGTTAATGTGGAATAATCTTCGTTACTGAATTTGATGTCATTGACAATCATTTCATAGATCTCTTCGATCACTGGATTTGTAATTTTACTCATGTTATTTGTTTTCTATAAGTATAGTGTAGGATGGTGTAGTGTAAAGATTAAATAAAAAAACCCCACCATTTCTGATGAGGTTCTCCTTCACTATAACAACCAACTAATTTCCACCGTGTTGAAAACATTTTGAATTCATACTCAGGGTGAAGTTTCTACAACGAACACCTGATTGAGTATTACTGATACATTGAACTGAGGTTGTTCTCTTTTGACTGTTTGTGACAGTTGTTCCTGTTGGAGTTACAAGATCAGACTTAGAACAAGATACCATTGTGATTGAGGCGATCACGACCATAAGTAATTTTTTCATGTTGTTATATTTTTTTACGAAGTTACTAAATTATTTGATTCCACCAATTCTAATTCAGGTTTGTAAGAGTTTTCGTCTGAAACCACATACTCATCATTGACCCTAACAGAGTCAATTTGGTACCACGTACCTCTGTTTAGATTACACGTAGGACGAATTCTGACCTTGATTTCTTGATCCTTGAAAGTGTATACAAGTGATTTTAATTCTTTGTCCCAAAAACTATTTTTTAATCTACCATAAACTGATGATGGTAAGAAATTTTTTTTCACAGTCTTCATAAGTTTGTCTGCAAGTTCATCATAAGATAAATCCCATGTGTTATGAACTTTGAAAGATGCTCTGATTGTAAAGTCGTTATATTTTTCCATAGTTGTTATTTTTTTAAAAATTTAGAATTAGATTTTTCCATTGATAACATTGATTCATACATCTCAACAATTTGTTCTTTGGTGAACAATAACATTAGATCTTCTGATGTCTTTCTTGTGTCAGATTGTGCGTTAACTCCAACATACATAATGTTCTCATCCATAGTTTCAGAATAAGTGAATTGTGTTGTGTGGATGTCGTTGATACCGTAGAATTTAGTTTTCATGGTGTGATTGTTTTTACAAAGGTAATGAATTATTCTGAATCATCAGAAAATATTTTTTGTTTTCCTTTCTCGATCAAATCATCCATCTCATTACTCCAATGACCGTAATCATAATCTACGACATAGAAGTTATCGATCACCACAGAAATGTCGTGTTTGTTTTGTTCAACGAATAAATCTAATACTCTCATAAAATCCTCATCATCTTCATACTTGTATTCAAGAATTTCAGTTACACTTTGTTTGGTGTGAATTGTACCTGTCACAAAGTCAGGGTGTTGTTGGATTTCTTTCCAAAGATCATTGATGTTTTTCATAGTGTGATTGTTTTTACAAAGGTAAGGAAATTATTCTGATATTATGAAATCTTTATTCAATGAATTTTTAACTAAATGTTCAAATTCTTGGGTAATGGAATCAGTGTCAAATAATATTTCACCTTCTTCATCTTCACCCCAATAGATCGGTTGAATGATATATCCACCAACTTGTACGGGACCAAATTCATAAGTTTTACTTCTGTGTAATTCTAATTTGGTTAATAACTTTTCGAGTTGTAATACTTCTGTGTTTGTCATAGTGTGTTTGTTAAGGACACAAAACTACATCAAGTTTTTCATTCTACCAAGTTTTCTTTGAAGTTTTTTTTGTAAACGAATAAGGATATCAGATTTCTCATACTCTTCATCCTTTTCTGTCTGAGAGATGAGAGTATCCATTGAATCTAAATAAAGGTAAATTAAGGTGGGATCTATTAAGAAATGTTTTTTATACATTGTAACAATAATATTTGTTATTTCATTCTTGTCCTTTTCTGGTAAAGAAAAATAACTTTCAATTGTTATATTATATTTCTCATCTAATAATTTTGTTATATCCAATCTAGTTCTAGTAAGTAATTTATAAATATATCTTGGTGAGAGCGTTTCCCCCCCTCCCCCCATTCGTGAAAATGAAGATAGAGAGGGAGGAATATCTTGGACCAAGTTGACAGGTTTACCCCCATTATCCGTCAGTGCATGGATTGATCTGATTATAAATATATTCAAATTAAAAAAAAGTTTCAA